CTCATATTGGTCATGATTACCTTTTAGATTATGAGCAAAGATATGAGTCCTATCACAAGAAAGAAGATAAGATCGAGTTTGATTTGGAATATTTCAATAAGATCACAAAAGGTGGTTTGCCTAATAAGACTCTCAATATCGCTCTTGCTGGGACGGGTGTTGGGAAATCGCTATTCATGTGTCATGTGGCTAGTTCCGCCTTATTGCAAGGCAGGTCCGTTCTCTATATCACTCTTGAAATGGCGGAGGAACGAATTGCTGAAAGAATTGATGCGAATCTTTTGAATGTACCAATTCAAGATATAGTTGATTTGCCAAAGCAAATGTTTGATAATAAGGTTATTAATCTTGCGAAGAAAACTCAGGGCACTCTTATAATTAAAGAATATCCAACTGCGTCTGCTCATGCAGGACATTTCAAGTCACTTCTTAACGAACTTGCACTTAAGAAGTCATTTAGACCTGATATTATTTTCATTGATTACCTTAATATTTGTGCTTCCTCTAGGTATCGCGGAAACAGCAACATCAACTCTTATACTTTTGTCAAGGCAATTGCTGAGGAACTTAGGGGACTTGCCGTTGAGTTTAATGTCCCGATTGTCTCCGCTACTCAGACCACTCGTTCAGGTTATGGTTCTTCTGATGTTGAACTTACTGATACTAGTGAGTCCTTTGGTCTTCCTGCTACTGCTGACCTTATGTTTGCCCTTATTAGCACTGAAGAGTTGGAGGGACTTGGACAGATTTTAGTGAAGCAACTGAAAAATCGTTATAATGACCCAACCATTCATAAGCGTTTTGTGATTGGTATTGATAGGGCAAAGATGCGTCTTTATGACTGCGAACAATCTGCTCAACAAGATATCCTTGACAACGGAAAGGATGAAGAGTATGATTATGAAGAAAAGAAACCTAAAAAATCATTTGAAGGATTTAAATTCTAATATGACTAAAGTTATTGATAGCGATAAGTACATTGAGTTTGTGCGCCAAACCACAAGTCCTGCCAGCAGTGACTTTGCACAACTTCTTGCGCGAATGACAGAACTTGAAGCAACTCACGATGCTGATGTTCCTCGCCTTCTCACTGCTGCTCTTGGTATGACTGCTGAGGCAGGTGAATTCACTGAAGTTGTAAAGAAAATCATTCTCCAAGGCAAACCTTATAATGAAGAGAATGTCTTTCATATGAAGCGTGAACTTGGTGATATCTGTTGGTATCTTGCTCAAGCGTGTATGGCACTTGATACAAACTTCCGTGAGATTATGGAAATGAATTATGAGAAACTGAGTGCTCGTTATCCCGAAGGTGCATTTGATGTTTATCGTTCTGAGAATCGTGTGGAGGGAGACCTGTGAGCGAAGAAAAACAAGTAACAGTTAAAATGGATGCTCGTGCTGCCGCTGCAGTTCGTCAAGTTCTATTTGAAGCGCAACGAGGATATACATATGATGAGGTAAGTGTTCCACCTCGTATTGCTGATATTCGTTCAGTCATTCAAAGTATTGATGATAGTCTAGGTGCGGTTCTTGGTGTTTAATAAATACCTAAAAAACCTATGTATTACTCCGAGTGGGTTAAAATTCTAAAAGAAAAACTTGAAAAAAAGGATAATACTAAAAATAAATCTAAAAAATCTGTAGATAAAGACTTTGAACATTATCCGATGGAACTAGTTTAATTTATAAATACCTAAAAAAGTATTTGTAAAATGGATCCCAAAGAACTACGCGGTTTGCTGGAAGCATACTCTGAAGTTTATGCTCCTCAAGAAGAAATTGAAGAGGCAGTAAAAGGTGCTTCTCGTCACGACACTGAAATGAGAAAAGCAGCAGCATCTGAAAGAAGATCGGGTGTAAAAAATCGTCTATCGGCATCTGCAGGTAAAGCAAATGCTGATAAGATGGAAAGAGACGTGAAATATATGGATAAATTGACTAAAAATAATAAAATCATTGTTGGAATGGCTCACGAAGAAGTAGATATATTTGATACTGTTCTTGAGTTCCTCCAAGTAGAAGGATTTGCAGAAACTTTGGAAGAAGCAGAGTGGATGATGGCAAATGTGATTGATGAGGAAGCGATTGGTATTATTCTTGGCGAAGCAATCACCAGCGAAAAGGGTAAAGCAAAAGCAGCAGCAATGATTGCTGCTCGTTCTACTCCTTCTGGTAGAGCAAAACCAGGACAAGGTGCTTCTGTTGCTGCAATCAAGCATATCGGTCGTGCTAATGTAGATAATCTTGGAGGAACACCACCTAATCTAAAAATTGCTAAAAATCCAGTTAAGTCTAGATCTTATGGTGGAACTGGAAACAAAGCAGCAAGAAGAGCAGCAGCACTTCGTCAAGAAGAGTTTGTTGATGAAGCACAAGAGGCTCGCAACAATCCTGAGAAGTATGAAAGAGAGCAGAGCAAAAAGTATGCTCCTGTTCGTGGAGAAAGAACTCCTATGCCTCCAAGAGGAGATAAGCGTAGAGAGGACTTTGAGAAGTGGTATGCTGCTAATGTCCGCTGATAAATAACAACGGAAGGTTGCTCTAACCCGCTTGACATTTCGTTGAGCGGGTTTTATAATATCTGCATCGGGGAATTAGCTCAGTTGGTAGAGCACCTGCTTTGCAAGCAGGATGTCAGGAGTTCGAGTCTCCTATTCTCCATTCTAAATAAAAATAAAACACAATGGCTGTTTTAAAAACAACATCTCCTGGACAACTAGCAAAATATGTTGTCCCTACTATTGATATAATCAATAGTGGAACGGTAAGCACTGCAACTAAAACATATAAACTGACAAAAAGCAAGTTCAATCAAGATGCCGTAAAAAAATTTGCTGAACTTGGAATGAAAGGATCTTCTTTTCAAGATGCTGCTCTTAATGTTCCTCTTGAAACCACGGATCCAAAAACAAAAATTATTAAGATAGGTTCTTTAAATAAACCAAACGTAAAATACAATTTGGGTGATATGGCAGAGGGTGTAGTTGGCGCTGCCATTACTGCAAGATTTATATACAAAAATAGAAATATAAACTCTCAACTTGTATATGGCGTTTTGAGGGCGCTTGCAAAATCTGGAACAACAAATTATCCAGGTAAAAAAGGAAAACAAGTTGAAAGAATATTTAAATCTGCTAATGCTAATCCAAAAATAATGGATGATGTTAGGTGTTTTATATCTTTAGCGGAAGTAAATATGATTGCATTGTTGTCGAGAAGCAATGAAGCATTACTTAAAGAGTATGTTGATTCTGCTGTAAAGTATGCAAACAGTAATAATGTTAAAAAATGGTCCGAATTGGTCTATAACAATAATAGGTATGACAAGATAGAAGTATTATCTGATGGTCTTGGCGGACAAAAAACTACAAAAGTTGATGTATCAGTTAAAATTACAAATGATAAAGGAGAACTGTTGCCTGTTGATATATTAGTATCATTAAAGGCTGGAGACGTAAAACAATTTGGACAAGTTGCTGGGGCAGAATTTGAAAAACAAGAAGAACTTTGGGAGAGGTTATTTGGATATAAAAATGAAATAAAATCTCTTAAAGGTAGATACAATAATTTGATGTTTACTGATAAAAAACCCGAAGAAGCAGTATATTTAATCTATCAAAAAGTAAATCAGAAATTAAATCAAGATTTTAAAGGAAACAAATCAGATGAAATCGTCAAAAAATTATCAAGTGCGATCAATTATTTTGCAACATTGAACGAAGATTATGTTTCTTTGGTTCAAGTTGGTGGGGGAAAAACAAAGGTTTATAAATTTGATGACATATATGAAAAAATATCTGGTAGAAATTATAGATCAAGTATTAAGACTGGGGCAAGCGGATTACCTACTATAATTATAAGTAGCGACAACGAAGACTTAATACAATTTAGAGTAAAACAAGAGTTTAAACCTGATGGAAGACCTTACATAAGAAACTACGTTGAAAAATTATCTCTTCTTGGGGATTTGTTAGCCGAATCATTATAATAAATAAAGGTATAAGAATAAACAATATGAAGAGTTTTTTCCAATTTTTATCTGAAGCAACTGAGTCGCAAGCAGCGATGCAGGCGAAGAAACTTGGTTTGCGTGGAGATGGTCATGGTGGATGGGTAGATCGTAGTGGAAAATATGTTGCGAGGACTGAAGCAGGAAAACTCAAGTTTGTAGATAAAAGAGAAGCAGCGCAGCAACAATCAGGAGCAGCAAAGCAACCTGCAGGAGCTGCTCCAGCACAACAACCAAAAGCAGCAGCACAAGCACCTGCACCTGCTGCTCCTCAAGCACTAAAAGGAGCATCGCAAGAACAGAAACCAGAGGACGGTGATACTCTGACTGTAGTATTCGGAAGATTTAATCCACCAACGGTAGGACACGAAAAACTCTTAAAGTCGGCAAAGAGAATTTCTGCTGGCAGTGCAATTAAAATTTATCCATCAAGAACTCAAGATCCTAAAAAGAATCCTCTGGATCCAAACACCAAAGTTTCTTATATGAGAAAGATGTTTCCTGAGTTTGGGGAAGCGATCATTAATGATCCAGATATGAAGTCTATCTTTGATGTTCTTGTGAATGCGGATAAGGATGGATATTCAAATGTCAATATTGTAGTTGGATCTGATCGTCAATCTGAATTTGAAAATCTTGCACAGAAGTATAATAATGATCTCTATCAATTTGAATTAATTCGTGTAGTGTCTGCTGGTGTAAGAGATGCTGATGCAGAAGGTGTAGAAGGAATGTCTGCATCTAAAATGAGAAAAGCAGTTGTTGATGATGATTTTAAATCATTCCGCAGAGGAACACCAAAGACGTTGGATGATGGAGATACTCAAACACTCTTTGATGCCGTTCGTCAAGGAATGGGTGTAAAGAAGTCAAAGATTAAAAAGGAATCATATTCACTTTGGGAAATTGCTCCAAAGTTTGATATGAAAAATCTTCGTGAAAATTATGTAAGAGGTAAAATTTTTAGAATTGGAGATAAAGTTCAAAATTTAAATACAGGATTGATTGGTGAAGTGATGCGTAGAGGTACTAATCATCTAATCTGTGTAACTGAAGAAGGATATATGTTTAAGTCTTGGATTAAAGATGTGATGGAATATACAGAAGTGAAGATGGATAGAATGTATAGGACTCCAGGAAAACCAAATACTCTTTTAGGAACAAAAGGATACTTGAAGTATGCAGCACAACAAACTCCAGGATCAAAATTAGGAAAGGAAAATCTTCAGCAAGGTGGCAGAGCATTCTTGGATTTCATAAATAAGTATAAGAAAGAAAAAGTAAGCACTTATTAAGATGTCTATAAATCCTCTGAGCGATATTTCCAGAGTGTATCTGGAGCAAGTTGTTGAGTCTTCACATCTTGAGACTGATATGAAGAAGCGTGGTGAAGCAAATGAGAAAGCAGTTGAAGATATGAAGAAGACTACTGCTTATAAGAGTATGGCAGCAACAGCAGCGAAGAAGTTTGATGAAGCCTTCGTAGATCCAGAGCACGGCGAAGCGCCAAGTGGAAGAAGTCCTTTACAAAATGTTTCGGATCATCCAAAAGCATCCGTAAGAAAAACGGCTGTGAAGGGATTTAAAAAACAGATGGAAAAGGAATATGGTGGAAAGTGGAAATCTAGATCTAGTGATCCTGTTAAAGAGGCATTAGATTCAGTAGGTAAAGAAGATTCCGATGTTGATAATGATGGTAAGAAGAATACCAAGAAAGATAAGTATCTGTTAAATCGTAGACAAGCAATTGCTCAAGCAATCTCAACTCAAGAAGAAAAAGAAGTTAAGAAATGGTGGGATGATGATGGCGATGGCAAAGGATATGAAGAAGGAGAAGTCTCTGGAAAGTTTAAGAAGAAAAAAGTAACAAAAGAAGGTTACTCAAATTGGAGACAAGATCTTGCTGAAGTAATGACTGATACTAAAGCAGAAAAGAAAATTACAGAAAAACAAATCAACAATAAAGTAGTTATTAATCCAAAATTAGATCTTGGTGAAGCAGTTGAAAATCTTGGTGGAACTTTGATTGAAATGGTTGAAATTGATGAATTCGACTTTATCATTGAAAGTGCGTATGATGAACTTGTTGAGGAAGGATACGATGAAGATGATGTTGAAGAAGCATTAGAATATGCATTAACTGAAGCTAAGGTTACTTTTGGACACGATACTCCAACACAAAAAAAGAGAAGTAGTTTGTTAGCAGCAGCAAAACAAAAACTTGCTGGTGTTAAAAAAGCAGCAAAACAAGCAGTAGTAACAGGTGCAAGAAAAGTTGCTAAAGGCGCATTAGGTGTTGCTCGCAAAATGGAAGATAGTGACTCAAAACCAAGTGCAGCGCATACAAAAACTAGAAAATCTTCAACATATCGTGGAGCAGGTGTAGGAACTAAAGAAAAAGTAAGCAGTGGTTCTTATACTCCACCAAAAGCAACAACTAAAAAAGCAGCAGCACCAAAAGCAAAAGCGCCTGCTAAACCAAGAAAAAAAGGAAAATCTAAATTAGATACTCTGCTTTCTGACATCAGAAGCGAAGAAGTTCAAATCAATGAGAAGACTTTAACTTCTGCTGAGACAAAAGAAAAAGAAAGAATTGTAAAGTCAATGAAAGACAAGGCAGCAGACTTTGAAAAGAGATATCCTGGTCGTGGTAAAGAAGTGATGTATGCAACTGCTACTAAAATGGCAAAGAAAATTGCCGAGCAGGCAATGGAATTGCAACCAAAAACACAATCACAATCTCAACAACCAAATCCTGCAGCAAAACAAATTCAGCAAAAAGATATTCAAACTAAAAAGAGATTACTTCAACAAAAAATGGCAGCACTCAATAGAGGATCTACAGATATTGATGTTTAAATCCTAAATAACACAGGACACTCTTACATGGAGGGTATTATGTCTGCTGTAGTCGCTTGGTGTCTTGCTAACCAAGCTCTGATTGCAACCGTTCTGTTTGCAATTTCAGAGGCACTTGGAGCAAATCCAAAAGTCAAATCAAACGGTATTCTTTCTCTGGTTCTTCTTCAGGTTCAAGCACAACTGAAGAATAAAGGTGCTAAAGATATTACTCCCTGATTTGATTTTATGATTGAGCAGAGACTGTTTTATCAGTCTCTGTTTTTTATAAATATTTCTACGAATAAATTTAGTAAAGGTAAAAAGAATGGCACTCTGGGGCATTTCAACAACAACTGAAACGGCTGATAATAACTACGCTATTCCAAAGTATCAACACAGTGTAGATCGTAATAGAAGCCCTTGGAACACGTTTGCAGATAGACGCGGTTGGATTCAAAGATGGTATGGAACCGCAGAAAACTCAGGTCTTTCTACGACATATTACGATGAAATTCTTGTTCCTGTAGTTGGATTAAATACAGGAGGAGCTCCAGGCGCAGCAGGACACGGTGCAAATGAAACTGGTTTAGGTCAAGCAACTCCAGTTGCTGTGTTCTTTGAAGATCCAAATGAAGCATCACCTATCACAATTGGTGGTGGAGGCACAACCGGAATTAGCACAGGAACTACTGGTTACGTTCACGTAGTTTGGAATGAACCAGTTTATTGTTCCGCTGGTGCAACAGTTAACATTTTAAGATCTGTTGGTGGAGCAGTTGTTGCTTACGCAGCTTCTGTTGGTGCTGCAAATTATGGTGCTGATCTTAATGTTTATACGAATACTGATGGCGACACTGTTGTAAGAAACTTTAATGGTCAAATTTCAAACAGAGTTGCATTTGCATTTACTGCTCCTACTGGACCAGTTACAGGCATTGGAACTATTTTAAGTATTGATGTTACTCGTGGTGTTGTTGGAACTATTACCGACTTCTCTGGTGGTGGCACTTCGGCAATTAAGACATTTACATCGGATATTACTTATAACGTTGGCGGTGCTGGAACTGCTTTCTCTGGAGTTGGCATTGGTACAACAACTCTGACCGTTGTTGCATAATAGTTTATGATCTTTAATGAATTGAATGAGGATAATTTCCTCTTATTTGCTATTAAACATTATGAAAATCCTCAAGCGGTAACAAAAGAGGATTTTGAAAAAGATCTTCATCACTTTAAATATATTAAGAGATTATTGAAACGATATAAGAACACTGGAGTTCTTAAAACACATCTACTTCTAAATCATTTTATTATTCTCTACAATATTTTTGGTGAAGCGACTACTCCTATGCTGTTTTTTAAAATAGATAGTGAGTTGTGGTCTTCCATGAAAACTTTTATTATATTTTTGAATCGATTACCAGAGTATCCAAAATGCTATATTCATGATATTGAAGTTGATTTAAATTGTCTTAAAGAACTCAATAAGATCTATAATGGAAAAGAAGAAACTGGATTGGATCATCTCAATAATTAAAGAGCAAATGGTTGCAAATGCTCCTGGAGGAAGCGGTGGATTTTCTGGATCCGCAGATCCAAAAGGACCTACTGCAGGATTTGATCCAGTGATGGGATTAAAAAGAAGAAAAGGTCCTCAAATTAAATTACCTCCCGGTTCACGTAGACGTTGGGATCCTAAAAAACAATCGCAGTAAAGCAATGTTCAGTCAAGACTCAAAAATTAAAGTTGCAGTTCTTGAAGAAAGAGTGAAAATTCATGAGGAAATGGTCGAGCGTGTAGATGCTGCCATTCAAACTTTGAGTGAAACCAATCAAAATATTTGTAAGATGCTTGCAGTTCATGATGAAAGAATTATGAACTGTACCATGAGTGATAATACTACAAATGAAAAAATCGGAAAGTTGGAAATAAAGGTTGATGAACTTTCAAAGTTTAGATGGATGGTGGCTGGAGTAGTTGCCATCTCTTTGTTATTTGTCCCTGTCGTAACAGATTTTGTAATCACTTCAGTAAATTCATTCACAGAACAAGTTAGAAATAAATAATTTCAGATTTGGCACTTGTTGCCATGAGAACACAAAAGAAAGTCACGATTTATTCTCTACAAAAAGCAACAAATTCAGTTATCAAATGGACGGCAATAATTACGTCGCTCTGTCTTGACAAAGTACGCTAGTCTGATAGAATAGAACGACAGGTTATCGTTAGTTTATGGACTTTGTTGATGTAAAGTACATCAATTTGATATCTTCTCGCTTTCAGAAGTTTAAGAAGGTCAAAAATAATCTTTACAATTTCCGCTGCCCAATTTGTGGCGACTCTCAAAAAAATAAAAATAAGGCAAGAGGATATTTGTATCAAGTAAAAAATAATACAAATTTTAAGTGCCACAATTGTGGAGTTAATATATCTTTTAATAATTTCCTCAAGCAACTAGATTCTGTAATATACAAACAGTATTCATTTGAAAAATTTAAAGAAGGACACGCTGGTAGAAACTTTACTACAGAAGAACCAGTGTTTCACTTTGAAGCACCAAAGTTCAAAACCAAATTAGATTTGCCAAAAGCATCAGAGAATCCTGACGCAAAGTTATATCTTGAAAAGAGAAAATTAAATCCGGATAAATTTTATTACAGCGACAAATTTAAGGAGTGGACAAATTCTCTTCAACTAACATTCGACAGCACGGATAAAGATGAACCAAGAATTATTATTCCTCTGTTCTATCAAAATACTCTAGTCGGATTTCAAGGAAGAGCATTAACTCCAAACAAGATTAAATATATTACTGTAATGCTTGATGATAATGCTCCAAAAATTTATGGACTCGATGATGTTAAAAAGGAGGAAACAGTTTATGTCACGGAAGGACCATTTGACTCAACATTCATTTCAAATGCGATTGCTATGTGCGGAGCTGATGCTGATATTAGTAAGTGGGGGATTGGCAATCCTGTGTGGATCTATGATAACGAACCACGAAATGCAGAAATACATTCACGAATCTCCAATGTTATATCAAGAGGAGAAAGAGTCGTCATTTGGCCATCTGGTGTAAAAGAAAAAGACATTAATGAAATGATATTATCTGGACTGGATGTTCAGTCTGTGATAGAATTAAATACTTATTCTGGATTAGAAGCAAAATTAAAGTTTACCACTTGGAAGAAAATATGAGTAACGGAACTAAAGTTAAAAAGCGCGACGGACGAATTGAGTCTCTTGACCTAGACAAGATGCATTTGATGGTTGAAGAGGCATGTAGAGGTCTTGCAGGTGTCTCTGCGAGTCAAGTTGAGATGACCTCTGGTATTCAATTTTATGATGGTATTACTACTGCGGAAATTCAAGAAATTTTGATTCGTTCTGCTTCTGATCTGATTGATCTTGATCATCCAAATTATCAATACGTTGCTGCTCGTTTGCTTCTTTTTGCTGTTCGTAAGCAACTCTATGGAAAGATGAAAGAACTTCCATCTTTAGAGCAGCACATTTATGCTTGTGTAAATGCAGAGGTTTATGATAATGATATTTTTAACAAATACTCTAAAGAAGAAATTGATCGCGCTGATTCATTTCTTGATCATGACCGTGACTATTTGTTCACTTACGCAGGTCTACGTCAAGTCGTTGACAAATATCTTGTGCAAGACAGAAGCAGTGGTGGTGTATATGAAACACCACAGTTTATGTACATGATGATTGCTCTGACTATCTTTGCAGAATATCCCAAAGAAACAAGAATGTCATACGTTCGGAGGTACTATGACGCAATCTCAAAGCACAAAATCAACATCCCTACCCCCATTATGGCAGGCGTTAGGACGCCACTTAGACAATTCGCTAGCTGTGTTCTTGTTGATGTTGATGACACCCTCGATAGTATCTTTAGCTCTGATATGGCTATTGGCAGATACGTTGCACAAAGGGCGGGCATCGGTATCAACGCAGGTCGCATCCGTGGCATCAACAGCAAAATCAGGGGTGGAGAAGTTCAGCATACAGGCGTTGTCCCTTTCCTCAAGAAGTTTGAAGCAACTGTCCGATGCTGCACTCAAAATGGCATCAGAGGTGGATCAGC